CTAGGTTGGCAATCCGTGCCGCAAGTTGGCGGCTTGCTCCCGGAGTGGTCTAATCATGAATAATTCCGAACAGACGACCGCGCAAAAGATTCAATTTCAGCTACAATTTATGGGATTGATGGCAATGAGTGGGCGGGCAGAAGAGCGTGACAAAGCTTACGTCAAAGCGCAGGAGCTTGTGCAGGAGCTGGTAGACGCCGGACACTAACCTTTACCGCTCCACCTTTTGCCCGCCACGTGCGGGCTTTTTTTTGCCTGATAAAAGGCCAGCTTTACATTATCGCATACTTGTGCCTAAAATACGCTCAGCGGTCGGCAACGGGCTGGCCCTTTAATGGAGACTAAACAATTATGAACATTTACAAGATTATCAAAGGCAGCGTTAAAAACTTCCCTTATTCAATAGTATGCAGGGAGACAACTATTTCCACCCATTCTTCTAAAACTGAAGCATTAAAGTATAGGGCGATATATTACAACGGGGATAATTGTTACGCGCTAGGAGAGACACGCCGAGCTATGGAGATTAAACAATAATGAAAGCAATTCAAATAAAATATCTAGGGCCTACCAATACAAAAGGGTCAAGGCTTAAAGCGTGGACGGGCGCGGGCACCATGATCGAAGGCCTCGACTATTCGTTGAACATTTACGATCAGGCCGAACAACTAGCCCAACGTTACGCGACTAAGCAGGGCTGGCCATCACTTATATCAGGCTTCGGCATGTTACCTAATGGCGACTATGTCGCGACGCTGCGAATGAGTATAGCTCCTGATCTGTACTGATTCTTAAATACCGCTCACCTTTTGCCCGCCACGTGCGGGCTTTTTTTTGCCCTCGGTTTAATCCAGTGCATCACTCCGGGCCGTGCCTGCCGGGCCATGGCTCAAACGTACAGGCTCGCGAACCGTGGGCCGTGGGCCGTGGACCGCGGACAAGGTGATAGCACTCTTCCCCGGGTCCGTGTTGCCGGCGCCGCGGACCTCGGACCGTGGACCTCGATCAATCGCCCGGGTCCCCCGCCTATCGGGTCAAATTGCCTTGCCCAGATCCCGAAAATCGCGTCCCAAAATTCGCGCAGCCCGGCTTTTCCAGACGGGGGCTAGAGCCATGTTTCTCTCAAATAGTTACCTGTTTTTTTAAACGAGCTTTAACTGTCTTATATTAACGTGTAATATCGCATATAATACGTACCGTGAGCCGCGGAACGTTTCACGTGGAACATTTATAAAAGACCGCGCACCAAAAGAGTTGTGCCGGAAAAAATTTTTAAATTTTAAAACGTATGGCTTTTAAACCATAGGAACTTGTATGGATGTAGCGATTGACGACAAGAAGTTAAAACTTGAGCTACGGCTCGCGCACCTTGAGAAAAACGAGACGTGCCGGAAAAAGTTTTTAAATTTTGTAAAAGTCATGTGGCCCGAGTTTATTGTGGGGCGGCACCATAAGATTATTGCGGACAAGCTTGAAAGGGTCGCGAGCGGCGAGTTAAAGCGCTTGATTATCAACATGGCACCGCGGCACACGAAGAGTGAGTTTGCGTCTTTTCTTTTTCCGGCGTGGATGATGGGCAAGAACCCGAAGATGAAGATTATCCAGGCGACGCACACGACGGAGCTTGCGGTCAACTTTGGTCGTAAGACGAAGAATCTTTTGGACTCGGACGAGTACCGGGAGGTGTTTCCAAGCGTCAAGTTGGCGGCGGACAGCAAGGCTTCTGGTCGGTGGGACACGAGCTCTGGGGGTATGTACTATGCCGTGGGCGTTGGCTCGAACTTAGCGGGTCGCGGCGGCGATTTGATTATTATTGACGATCCTCACTCGGAGCAGACGGCAATGTCGGCGGCAGGTTTTGACGACGCTTGGGATTGGTATACGGGTGGCCCCCGTCAGCGGTTACAGCCGGGCGGTTCGATAGTTATCGTTCAGACGCGCTGGTCGGAGAAGGATATGACGGGCCAGTTATTGCGGGCGATGGCTAAAGATCCGTTAGCGGATCAATGGGAGGTAGTGGAGCTTCCGGCAATTTTCGAGGACGGGACGCCCTGTTGGCCTGAGTATTGGAGCCTGGAGGATTTGACCGCGGTCCGCGCTTCTATCCCCATAAGCAAATGGAACGCGCAGTATCAGCAAAACCCCACGGGCGAAGAAAGCGCTATCATCAAGCGGGAGTGGTGGCAGGTGTGGGAAAGCCCCAAGATCCCGCAATTGGAATATGTGATCCAAAGTTATGATACTGCTTTTTCCAAGCGCGAGACGGCGGATTATTCTGCCATTACGACGTGGGGGGTATTTTATCCGAACGAGGGGGGCAGCGGGCCTAATTTAATATTATTGGACAGTAAAAAAGGGCGCTGGGATTTTCCTGAGTTGAAGGAAGTGGCATTAGAACTTTATAATTTCTGGGAACCTGATACAGTTATTGTCGAGGCGAAAGCCAGTGGAACGCCTTTGACGCAGGAATTACGTGTGCAGGGCATACCAGTTGTTAATTTTACACCAAGTCGCGGTAACGATAAGATAACGCGGGTGCATAGCGTGTCGCCCTTGTTTGAAGCCGGAATGGTCTGGGCCCCCGATGAAACTTGGGCAGAAGAGCTTATTGAGGAGGTAGCGGCTTTTCCAAACGGCGAGTTTGACGATTTAGTGGATAGTATGACTCAAGCGCTTATGCGTTATCGCCAAGGTAATTTTGTGCAGTTGCCCACGGATGATTGGGAAGATGACGAAAACTCTGTTAAAGTAGAGGTGTATTATTAACAATACGATGGGGGGACTGCGAATGGCGCAAGCGGGACAGTATAGTCCGGCAGTTAATCTAGGTGCAGGCGGCTTTCCGCAGGCAGGCCTTGTTTCGTATTTCGACAACGGCGGCGCTACTCCTGGTATTTATGCTACACCCCCAGAGGGTTCGCCGAGATTTGCCGGTGATCCTGGTATTTATGCTACACCCCTAGAGGGTTCGCCGAGACAGGAACCAAAATATACGGAACGCGGTCTAGGCTCTTTTATTATCGATCAGCTTCGATCTACGCCTCGGGAAGGAGAAGAAGCGCTCTTCAACATGTCGATGCCGGATAAAATACGAAAATCTGGTCGTTCAGACTCAACCACCAAAGATATGTTTTACCCCGAAGGCCCAACGTTTTTTGAACAGTTGGCGGAAAAATACAATTACCCTGTAGAGGAATTGCCGGAGGGCGGTAGCGGCATTAATTTATATGGTAAAACGCGCCATTCACGTCCGCGAGAGGATATGCCTACCGCGCAAGAGCTAGAAGACGCTCGGGCACACATGCTTGGTTCAGCAATCACCGCTGGTCAATATGGTCCAGAGACGGCAAAAAAAATTGGGAACATAAATGAATATATCCCGCCGGGTAATCGTGAGCATCGGCGCATGGACCTCCGAAATAATGCGGTGGGTATAAATCTTTTTAAAAAAGCGGGAATTAATATTAGTTACGCTGAATTTACAGAAAAAGTAGACGCTCGCATCTTTGAACAGTTAGCTATAATTCTAGGAAGAAACGTCGAAGAACGGTCCGCGCCTTCCAACAAGCCTGGATGGAACAGGAATTTTGAAAGTCCAGAAAAAGGGCCGGACTTATATTTTCCTCGTGACAACTCAGGTTATTTCATACCGGGTACTTAGGAGCGATTATGGCTAACGGAAAAACAAATGCGGGTTTTATGGATAATAATGTTCCGTCGCAGTTAGATCCAGAGGATTTGACGGCGGAAATCGAGTTAATCCTGCCTGACTCACAAAACGATGTTATGGCAATGATACAGGCCGAGGATGTGGAAGGTATTGAAATCACGCCAGAAGAAGACGGCGGGGTTACTATTGACTTTGATCCGAGCGATCAGCGGGGCGAGAGCCAAGATTTTGGCGCTAATTTGGCAGAAGAGATACCAGACCGCGACCTTCAGCGTCTTTCCTCAGAGCTTTTAGGTGAATTTGACGCTAACAAAGCAAGTCGCCAAGATTGGGAAGAAGCGTATTCTAATGGGTTAGAGTTGCTGGGATTTAGCTACGAAGAGCGCACACAGCCTTTTCGGGGAGCCTCCGGCGTAACGCATCCTTTATTAGCCGAGGCTGCCACGCAATTCCAGGCGCAAGCTTTTAACGAACTTTTGCCGCCTTCGGGTCCGGTTCGCACCGTTGTGATGGGCAAAGAGACGCAAAAGAAGACGCAGCAAGCGCAGCGCGTCAAACAGTTTATGAACTATTACATTACTAATGTAATGGAAGAATACACGCCTGATATGGATCAGATGTTGTTCTTCTTGCCGTTGGCGGGTTCTACTTTTAAGAAAACGTAGTACGACGAAACGCTCGATAGAGCGGTATCCAAGTTTGTACCCGCGGAGAACCTCGTTGTTCCGTACGAGACTAGCGATCTTGAAACATGCCCTAATATCACTCAAGTAGTGCGCATGTCATTAAATGATTTGAGAAAGCGTCAAGTAGCCGGAGTTTACTTAGACGTTGAGGTTATACCTTCGCAGAAAGAATTGACCTCTTTAGAGGATGAGTTTAATAGAATTGACGGTCAAGAGCCGGGTCAAATAGATTATGACTGCACTATTTTAGAGTGCCATGCAGATCTGGATTTAGAAGGTTACGAAGACGAAGACGAAGACGGCGAGTTTACGGGAATAAAAATACCCTATGTTGTCACAATCTCCGAGGACAACGGACAAATTCTATCTATTCGTCGAAACTATCTTGAAGAAGATGTTATCCGTAAAAAAATACAATATTTTACACATTATAAGTTTTTACCCGGCTTTGGCTTTTATGGTCTAGGGTTAATCCACACTATTGGTGGTTTGTCGCGAACGGCTACGTCGGCGCTTCGGCAGTTGATTGATGCGGGTACGTTGTCGAACCTTCCCGCTGGTTTCAAGGCCCGCGGCCTACGGATCAGGGATGACGACAACCCGTTACAGCCTGGAGAGTTTCGAGACGTGGACGCCCCTGGCGGTGCTATCCGCGACAGTTTAATGCCTTTGCCTTTCAAGGGGCCTGACCAGACATTATTTCAACTCCTTGGTTTTGTGGTAGATGCTGCACAACGGTTTGCGACAATAACTGATCTTAAAGTTGGCGACGGTAATCAGCAGGCGGCGGTTGGCACGACGATGGCTATGATGGAGCAAGGCGCTCGCGTCATGAGCGCTGTTCACAAGCGGCTGCATTATGCCATGCGGAAAGAATTTAAGATCCTTGCCCGTGTGATGTCTGAGAGTTTGCCCCAAGAGTACCCGTATTCGGTGCCTGGCGGCGATGAAAAGATCATGCAAAGCGATTTTAATGATCGTGTAGATGTTGTTCCGGTTAGTAATCCGAATGTATTTAGCCAAGCGCAGCGTATAATGATGGCGCAGACAAAGATGCAGTTGGCAACCCAAGCGCCGGAGATACATAATATCCACGAAGTTTATCGTGATATGTACGAAGCTTTGGGTGTTCCGGACGTAGATCGTATAATGAAGTCGGTGCCGATGGAAGAGCCTGCACCGATTGATCCGGCGCAAGAAAACATAAATTCATTGGACATGCTTCCTTTAAAAGCTTTTGAAGGGCAAGATCATCAGGCACACATTACAGCGCATTTGGTTTTTGGGACATCTCCTATTGTTGGCAGTATGCCTCCGGTTGCAATGACGCTTCAAAAGCACGTTATGGAGCACGTTCAAATTGCTGCGCGGGAACAAGCGGCGGAAGGTTATCTACAACAGGTTCAACAAAGTGGGGGACAACCTGCCGACGACGAACAGATGCTGGAGATAGAGCGTTCGACCGCAAGGTTCATTGCAGAAGGCTTGCAGGAGGTTAAAAAACTATCCGGCGAGTTGTCGGGCGCGGGCGCACCTGATCCTTTGATACAATTAAAGGAACAGGAAATTCAGGCGAAAGCACAGAATGATCAAGCGGACAATGAGATCGACCAAGCCAAACTTCAGTTGGATTCACAAAATCAAGAAATGCGGTCGGAACAATTTGACGAGCGTATTGCGGCGCAAGAACGTCAAACAAGTGCTCGTATTCAAGCCGCAATGGAGAGAGAGATACTTAAACAACGTAACAACGAGGGAACTTAGCAATGAAAAATCGAAAAATTAAAGTAAATGGCGCTACGCCCAGCAAGAGCCCAAAGGCGGTAACGTATGCCGATATTAAAGGCCAAGGTCGTATTCCTTATGGAAAAACTGCTCCCGCGCCAATGTGCGGTGATGTTCCGCGCAAGATAAAAATGCGGGGCGCGGGTGCCGCGACCAGAGGCACAAGTTTTATAGGTTATAATGAGTCTACAAAATAAGGCGTTAGCTGATGGCATATAACTTGAACTACGGCTTTACCCCGGAACAGCTAAAAAAACTTATGACTCCACCCACTCCTCCGCCAACGGGTATAGAGACGATGGCGGACAAGGTGGGCATGGGCGACTTTACGGCGGAAGTTCCTGTCGCCGAAACTTTTGACTATAGGGGCTTTAACCCGTTTAACCCCACTGGAGTTCCTGGTTCTGTTGGTCCAGACGATAAACCCTTTAACCCTGGCTATGAAGTTCCTGTTCCACCTGTTCCTGACACTGGAGTTCCTGTTCCACCTGGATTTAACCCGTTTAACCCCACTGGAGTTCCTGTTCCACCTGTTCCTGACACTGAAGTTCCTGTTCCACCTGGATTTAACCCGTTTAACCCCTACGGCGGTCCGTGGACGGGCGTTGTTCCAGATGTTACCGCTCCGGTAGTAGACCCTATTGCAAACCTTACTCCTATGCCGCCAAGAGACACTAATGTAAGGGTTGCCACTAATTACCCTAGAAAGGCCCCACCTCCTACTTTTTTTGAGCCTTCAATCAACCCTTTTGAGCGGCCAGAAGAATGAGCTTTAAGTTATCCCAGCGTAGCTTGTCTAAATTAGAGGGGGTACATCCCGAACTGATAGAGGTGGTTAAACGCGCTATTGAATTGACCACGGTGGACTTCGGGTGCATTGCAGGGACTCGAACGATTGCTGAACAAGAGGCTAACGTAGCAGCAGGCCTCTCTCAAACAATGAAATCCAAACACCTTCCCCAAGAAGACGGCTATTCCCATGCGGTAGACCTTATGGCGTATGTAAACAATACAGGCGTTTGGGAGATAAATGTTTATGATGAGATTGCAGACGCCATGAAAGAAGCTGCCGAAGAGCTAGGTGTTGCCGTTAAGTGGGGGGCGGCGTGGTCTGAGGGCGATATTCGAGCTTACCCCGGAACCTCTGAAGCTGCCATGCTGGCGTATGTAGATTTACGGCGCTCGCAGGGGCGTAGACCTTTCCTTGACGGCCCTCATTTCGAGAAAATTTCTTAATCAAGTATTTTGTTCTAGCGCCTTGCGTATAAGTTGTGATAGGATTATATCAAACAATGTTTGATTATATGCGAGGAGTAGATGGACGAACTTTATGTAGCTGAAGCGGTTTTCCGTATTTCAAAAGAAAGACGGCAAGCCATAACAGATTTGATGGTGTTCGGTAATGTCAAATCTATGGAACACTATCGTGAGCTTATGGGTAATTTAGATAGCCTTACTCACGTGGAACAGGAACTCAAGAGCCTGCTAGATAAACAGGAGCATTCTGTATGAAAAAGACTGCAAAAGAACTTGCTAACGAAGAAAGGGCCGCAGCAAAAGCAAAGGCAGATGAAGAAAAAACTGCCGATAACCTTGCTGACGCTTACGTGGATAAACCACGCCTTAATCCGGAAGCAATCGGTAAAACTCTCTTAGACCGGATGCCTAACCCTACGGGCTGGCGGATTTTAATCTTACCTTATCAAGGTAAAGACAAAACCACAGGCGGTATTTTTCTCCCAACGGAAACTCAGGAGAAAAGCCAAATCTCTACCCAAGTTGGATATGTACTTAAAGTAGGCCCTCTTGCCTACAAAGACACAACTAAATTTCCTTCTGGTGCATGGTGCCATGAAAAGCAATGGGTGATGTTTGCCCGTTATGCGGGCTCACGCTTTCAGATAGATGGGGGAGAAGTCCGAATCCTTAATGACGATGAAATTTTATCGACCATTTTGGACCCCGAAGACATTCATCAATTAAATTAAGGAGAGGATGATGCCTGATAAAGACGATCAAGTCGAAATAGAGGTTGGAGACACTGAAGTCGAAGAGATAGAAGTTGAAGTTACCGAGGACGCGAAAGATACCGAAGATCAGTTTTCAAAAGCAGAAAACTCAACTCAAAAGCGTATTAGTCGTCTTACCAAGAAGATGCGTGAAGCCGAGCGGCGTGAGCAGGAGGCTATAAAGTACGCCCAGGCTGTTCAAAATGAATCGACAGACCTTAAACATCGGATGTCTAGTTTAGACACGAACTATGTTGCGGAGTACACCAGTCGTGTAAATACTCAAGTACATCAAGCAGAAGCAGAACTGACGCGGGCTATTGAGCTTGGAGACAGTAAAGCAACCGTTGAGGCGCAAAGAGCCCTTACCAGCTTGGCAATCCAACAAGACCGAGCAGCGCAGGCAAAAATGCAGTCTGAAAGGTCACAACAGCAGCAAGCGGCGGCACAACAGCAGCAAGCGGCGGCACAACAGCACCAAGCGCGTCAACCTATGCCTGCTCAACAACCAAAAAGACCTGACCCTAAAGCAGAACAGTGGGCTAGTCGTAATAACTGGTTCGGCTCAGACGAAGCTATGACTTATGCAGCTTTTGGAATACACAAAAGATTGGTTGAAGACGAGGGATTTGACCCGCAAGGCGAAGACTACTATACTGAATTAGATCGACGTATTTCCGACAAGTTCGGAAACAACGAAAACGACGTTACTAAACGCCCCGCTCAGACAGTTATGGGAGCTTCAAGAGTATCTTCTGGGCGCAGTGGGAGAAAGGTTCGACTCACCCCGAGCCAAATCTCCATAGCAAAAAAATTGGGTGTGCCTCTTGAAGAATATGCGAAATACGTGAAGGAGTAAAAGAATATGACTGAACAAAAAAACCAGACAGACGGTTCGGTTGTTAACCGTACTTCTCGCGCTAGTCAAACTCGGGAGAAAAAGGCTGTTCGTAAGCCTTGGGCTCCACCGTCTATATTAGACGCACCGCCTGCTCCTGATGGGTTTAGGCATCGTTGGATTCGCGCCGAAACGCGTGGGTTTGATGACACTAAGAACATCAGTGCAAAACTGAGGGAAGGTTGGGAACTGGTCCGAAAGGACGAGTATCCTGATTTTGAATCCCCCGTTGTTGAAACAGGTAAATTTGAAGGTGTGTTTGGGATAGGGGGATTGCTTCTTGCTCGGATTCCGGATGAAACTGTTGCCGAAAGGACCGCTTACTTTAAGAGTCGAAGTAAAGACCAGATGGACGCAGTGGATCACGACATGATGAGAGAGAATGCACATTCATCGATGACGATCAGTCAACCTGACCGTCAATCTCGTGTAACTTTCGGTGGGCCTAGAAAATAGGCACATTCGATGTAACTTTTTGAGGTGCTATAATGGCGAATACAAATGATAAGTGGGGCCTTCGGCCTCTTAGTAAATTAGGTTCGGGGTCCAATTCTACGGGCGTTTCGAGCTATAGTATGTACGAAATTGCTTCCGACAACACTACCAAGCTGTATCACGGTCAACCTGTTATTCCGTTAGCTTCGGGGTATATTGATGCTGCGGGAGCGGCTGCGGGCGGAACGGTCAGTTTATTGGGCGTGTTCCAGGGCTGTGAGTACATTTCAAGCAGTACCGGAAAACCGGTTTGGAGTAATTACTGGCCTGGTTCTGGGGCTAACTCGTCTCATGCTGTAAAGGCATTTATTTGCGACGATCCCAACCAGTTGTTTGTGATTGCAACGGATGCTACGTGGACGAGTGAAGCTACGGCTCGTGCGTCAGTTTTTTTAAACGCGAACTTTACAACCAGTATCACCGGCTCTGACGACACCGGCCTATCTTACGGAATGTTAGCTATTAGCACACTGGCTACTACTAACACGCTTAATGTAAGGTTAATGGGCTGGACGGAAGACGCGGCCAATGAAGATTTTTCTGCGGCAGGAATTGGTGCAATCGTTCGGATAAACAACCACTTCAATGCGCCTACGGGCTCTATTGCGGCTGGTACTGTTTCGACTACTGGATTATAAGGGGGACACATTATGGCAATTTCTCGCGCACAATTAGCGGCTGAACTAGAGCCGGGGTTAAACGCTTTGTTTGGCCTTGAGTATCAACGCTACGAAAACGAGCATTCTGAAATCTTTGAAGAAGAGTCTTCGGACAGAGCTTTTGAAGAAGAGGTTATGCTGGGAGGTTTCTCAACGGCACCGGTTAAAAATGAGGGACAGTCCATCAGTTTTGACGACGCTCAAGAAACTTACACGGCAAGATATGTCGCACAAACTATCGCACTTGCTTTTAGCATTACCGAAGAAGCAATTGAAGATAATCTTTATGACCGGCTTGCATCGCGATACACCAAAGCGCTTGCCCGCTCCATGGCACAGACTAAGCAAATTAAAGCAGCCTCTATCCTGAACAATGCGTTCTCGGCAGGTGTTGATGCAATTGGCGATGGTGTAGCACTTTGTTCCGCATCTCACCCGTCTCTTTCGGGCAGTCAATCAAACGTCTTGTCAACTGCTGCTGACCTCAACGAAACTTCGTTGGAACAGATGCTGATTGATGTTGCTGGTTTGACGGATGAGCGTGGTCTGAAAATCGCTGTTCGCGGCATGAAGCTCCTTATTCCTAAAGAGCTTCAGTTTATCGCAGAACGAGTTATGAACTCGAACCTGCGTCCGGGCACTGCGGATAACGACAACAATGCAGTAAAGTCTATGGGAATGCTTCCAGACGGTGCGGTGGTAAACCACTTCCTCACTGATACAGACGCCTTCTTTATTAAGACTGATGCGCCTAACGGCTTCAAATACTTTAACCGTTCGCCTATTAAAACGGCAATGGAAGGAGATTTTGATACCGGTAACATGCGGTTTAAGGCCAGAGAACGGTACTCTTTCGGGGTATCTGACTGGAGGACTTGTTTCGGTACTCCTGGCGCTGCGTAACCTAGCGGTAAAGTGTTGTATTAAAAAGGGGGCTTCGGCTCCCTTTTTTTTTGAATATTGACAGTTAATGTTGCTGCATGTTATGGTATATTTAATTTAATCGGGAAATTATCCGGTGAATCTGACAGTCCCGACTGACGATATGCAGACAGATTTTCCGTAACTCGCATGTGAGGACAATCTAATGGCAAACACAACTTTTAATGGCCCCGTTCGGTCTGAAGGCGGTTTTGAGCAAATAACCAAAACTGCTGTAACCGGAGCGGTCACAAACAATTTTGACGTAGACTCAAGCGGAAACGTGTCTGGCACAGGCACCCTGAAGCTAACCGGAGCGGCTAATATCCTCTCTGATTATGAGTCTATTACAGCAGCAACAAAAACACTCACTGCGGCAGACACTGGAACCGCTTACGGTTTTAACAGAGCGGCGGGTATTGTAGTTACTCTTCCCACACCGGCAGCAGGAATTGTTTACAGGTTTTTTGTTGAAACAACTTTTACTGGCGCTGGCCAAATTAAGACTGCTACCACCGACGGAACCGATGGCTTTCTAGGCACCGCTTTCCTGTTTGACACAGGCCAAATCGGCGAAACAGATAACTTTCACCCAGCAGCATCAAACGACGTGATTGATTTAGGTGCGGTAGAGCAGGGTTGGTTGACTGGCGGATTTATCACGCTCACTGGAACCAACGCAACCACTTGGTGGGTCGAAGCATTCTTGATGGGTGACGGAACGCTAGCTACTCCATTTACCGACAGCTAATAGTTGATTAATCCTGGGTGGGGCTTCGGCCCCGTCCAATTACGCATACGGGAGAAAGACAATGGCTAGTTCAGATGTAATAGCAGTTACAATTACTGCGGATACAGTGGCCTTAGATGCAGATGGCATATCTGTCGCAGCAGCCGTTGGAAATAATGCCGCACTTGTAATAGGGGGCGCACTAGCCTCTGGCGGTGCTGTCGCGTTAAGTCACGGGAGGGTAGTTACTATTCTTTCTGCGGGTAATGATTCCTCTAAATCTTTTACGGTTACGGGCACTGATGTGAACAGTGACGCTCAAACTGAATCAATCACTGGAGCTAATGCGGGAACCGCCACTGGAAGTAAATACTTTTTAACTATTTCTGGAATATCAGCCGTTGGTAATCCAGCAGGTAATGTTTCAGCAGGAGTAAACGGTTCAGCCGCAGATGTAATATTTGAAGGTAGAAGTCGATTAAAAGGTATTTATCTCACAAGTACAGCTACGGCAGGAACTGTGGATCTTTTAACCACCTCCCCCTCTGGGACAAGCCTTATGGGGTTAAGTTCTGTAGGCGATGCTGATGCAACACGCGATGTAGTAATTCCAGAATCAGGTGTATTATTTAGTTCCGGGATATATATTCAATACACTGTATCTACTTTTTTAACTCTTACTGCGTTTCACGCTTAATAAGCGCGTACTGAAACTTCTTAACTAACAAGGCGAAGACTAGCGTTGGAAGCCTTTAATTTAGTCGCGGAACTTGGTCTGCCTATAGCCAGTGGCTTAATTATGGCTTATTTTATTTTTTTGGTAATGAAGCAACTGATGGATGGCCTGGTAGGTGAGATTAATACCATAAAAGGCATCACCAAAATGCTTATTACCCGGGCCTCTATTATGAACAACGACATGATCCGCATAGACACTTCTGTCTCTAGCGCACTAAATATTTCACCAGATTTACAGCGAATTGCCCGAGCAGAGAACTTTGTCGAAGATGGGAAGATAGACGCAAGGCGGGATTAGTGGACATAGCACAACTGGTTGCAGAGTTTGGCTTTCCAGTAATCATGGTGATAGGTCTTGGGTATTTTGTGTATTTTGTGTGGCAAACAATTACCAATGTAATCGGTCCTGCTGTTCAAGACATGAAAACCACCGTTATCAGGCTAACCGACCAACTAAGGTTGTTAGATCAAGACATGATACGGTTGCAAGAAAAAGTCAACACGGTGCTGAAATTGCGTGAGCAAAGCAATGATGAATAAAACAGCTAAATTTAACCGAAAGTTCCACTATTGGGTTGGCGTGTTTTGGTTGGCGTTTTTGGCTGTTTTATTATTGCACGGGGTAATAGGCGCAGCACTAGCCGACACCCTTACGCACCGATTTAAGTCGCCCTCATTTAGTGGCACCAATACATCCAGCCACTACCTAACGATTGAGAACCAAGAATTTAATCGCGTTTTATCTGTTAAAGAGGAAGTTGCGGCCTTACTAGAAGCCGTAGAACGTGATAAAAATAACACCACCCTGTCTCGTTTTATTCGCAACCTTGAGTCCAGAATTTATGCACAACTCTCGCGCCAGTTGGTAGAAAACTTGTTTGGCGAAACGCCAAGCACGAGCGGAACAATAGAGCTTGAGGGAAATACGATTACCTATGCTAGTGAAAATGGCTTTATAACCTTAATAATAACGGACGCAGATGCAAATATTACGGAAATTAGCTTACCTATTGGTTCTTTTACTTTCTAGCTGTTCAATTTTTGAACAGTTTGAGGACACGTACAACCAAAGGTTTGAAGAAAACAACGTAGTCAAAATAGAGGCGTTGCAGTCTAAAGAACTGCTTGGCGTCCGTCCGCCCCTGGTTATGCCTGTTGTTGCCGTTTATCCCAATTCTTTTACGGACCAAACAGGACAACGCAAAAGTAACTCAGAGTTTGCACTGTTCTCCACGGCATTGACCCAACAACCTTCTTCCCTTCTGATTAGAGCATTAAAACACGCCAGTCACGGGAAGTTTTTTAGAGTCGTGGAGCGTGTGGGGTTAGATAATCTTACCAAAGAAAGACAGTTGATCCGTTCAGCGCGAGAACAATTGCAGAACAATAAGGGTAAAAAAACATTGATGCCGCTGTTGTTTGCTGGAGTATTGCTAGAGGGTGCGGTG